CTGGAGCGCAATCTGAGCAGCCAAGTGAACCGCGTGCCGCATGGCCGCACCCGCGAGAATTTGCAGCGCAGGCTGGAACGCAATGGCGAGTGCTACGAGTGTTTCCATGTATTTGTCCGCGTCGTGGACGAGGAAGGCATTCCCGGCACGCAGGAGCTGGTGCTGCGCCCGGACCTCAAGAGCAAGGACGGAGGGCACATTCTCGGGCTGGACCGGCTGCTGGACTACTGGCACGAAGGCGGCTGCTTTGTCGATTTCCGCCGCGAGTGGAAGACGCGCAGCCTGTGGCAAGCCCGCGGCCTGCCGGAGATGCTGGGGCCGTCGCAATGGGAAGTGAAGCACCTGCGGGACAGCCGCATGGATCGCACCAGCTTGGCCACGTTGCCGCCCACTCGCGTAAATCCGCGTCGCCTGCCGGGGAATCAGGGCAAGTGGGATGTGAAGCCCGGCACCAAGATCCCGGCCACCGAGGGCGACAACACCGACTTCATGCGCGTGCCGCCGATGGATGGCAGCAGTCTCGAAATGGAGGCCAGCATCCGCCGCGATGCCGCCGACGTGGCCGGCCGTGTGCATCCCGAACTGCCACCGACGAAGATCGACCTGCAACGCCAGTGGATCGTGAACGGATTCCTCACGCAGGCCCGCGAGGTGGTGCTGCGTATTTTGTCGCTGGATCAGCAATTCATGAGCCCCATCCAGGTGAGCCGCGTGATCGGCTCCGGGCCGATGCCGTATCAGGTGACCCGCGAGGAAATCGCCGGGCAATACGATCTGGTGATGAGCTTTGACGTGCGCACGCTCGATCCGAAGTTTGTGACCGAGCGCTGGGCGGCCATCAACGAAGCGCTGAAGACCGACCGCAGTGGCGCGCTCAATGACGTGGCACTCACTCGCTGGAAGCTGGCCAGCATCGACCCGAATCTGGCCGATCTGGCCATGCTGGACATGCAGGCCAAGAGCAAGCAGGAGGTGGAGGAGGAGCGCACCGCGCTGGGCAAGCTCATGCTCGGCATCGAAACGGTGCCGCCGGAGGGTGCCAATGCCCGCGTGCGGCTGGAGACGCTGCAAGGCGAAATCCAGCGCAATCCCAAAGCGCTGAGCCAGTATCAGCAAGACCCGCTTTTCCGCGATTCCGTGGACAAACGGCTGGCGAAGTGGGAATTTGACCTCACGCAGCAGGACAACGCCCGCATCGGAGCCACCGGCTGGGAGCCTGCGATGAAGGAGCCCACGGCGGCGGAGAATCTGGCAGGAGCCACCGGCGTGATGCCGCAATGACAAATTTGAAACCATGAGCACGATGCTGATCGAAACCATTCTGGAAGGCGGGCACCTGACGCAGGAGGAATGCCAGAAGGCGCTGGTGGGCAAGCAGGGCCTGCCGGAGGTGCAGGCGTGCATCTCGTGGATCGAGTATCACATTGGCCTGGCGCACCAGGACGCGGAGGACCAGCACGGGCCGCGGCGGGATGAAGCCTGCGGAGCAGCCAAAGCGCTGCGAAAGCTGCGCGAGGATCTGAAGGAGATGCTGGTGAGCGTGCGGCGGGAGGAGGCCGGATCATGAGTGCCGCAGGTCAATGGACACGACAACTGCCAAAGGCGAGTGGTTATTATTGGTATCGCGAAGCTGCTGACGCTTCGCTGCCCATGAAATGGGAAATTGAGCCGCAAGTCATTGAGTGGGATCATGGCCTGCAATGGGTTAAGTTTACTGGATCAGATATTGCGGCCGGTGGAGGTTTGGAAAACACCATTGACGGCGAGTTTTGGAGCGAGCCATTGCAGCCTCCGTTGTGATGGCGCCCGAAAAGCAGGTGGCATCAATGCCTTTTTTACTATCCCAATCTGCCCCAATGTGACCCAATCTATCCGCTGGGAACGGCGGAGGATGACAGAGTGGCAAGGAGTGTGGTTCGGTGGGCCTCATGCGCGGCAGGGCTGCGCATGACTTATGGCAAAACCATCCAAAGCAGGAGGTGATTCAGCCTCCATTCCCGTTCAGGAAGCGGCACCGCAGCCAGCGGTGGCGCGTGCGGCGTCGGGACGCCGTGCCGAGAGCCCGGACCTCGCACAGTCCGAGCAAGCCGCCATGCAGGCGGCGGAAGCCATGGCCGCAGAGCTGGCCGGTGTCGTCATGGACGAGCCGACGGCAGAAGTGACCAAGAAAGCTCCCGCTGCGAAGAAGGCGGAACCCCAGGCCGATGCTGACGCATCACGCTCCGACGATCCCGACGAAGGACCGCAGTTCAATCCCGACGCGCCCATTTTGGCCGACGAGGAGGACAACGGCGATCTGACCGACGACGACGCAGCGGCGGAAGGCGCGGCCGAGACAGAAGACGAATCCGAACACGAAGACGACGACCCCAAGGTTGCCGCCCTCAAAAAGGAGAACTTCAAGCAGCGCGAGAAGAAGCGCGAGCTTGAGGCGCAGATCAAAGCCCTCGCCGATGAGAAGGCCGAGCTGCAACGCAAGCTGTCCACACTGGAAACCACGCCCACCGCCATGCCGGACCTCGGCATCTACGCGGAGGCCAAAACGGTGACCGAGGTGGAGAAGCTGGAAGCGCAGCAGAGCCAGTTTGTCGATTACCTGGAAAGCCTGCTGGATGACGTGCAGGAGGTTTACACCCTCCCGACCGCCGCCGGACAGGATCAGGAGTTCACTCGCCAGCAGCTCCGCGATTACCTGCGCGGTGCCAAAGCGAACGTGAAGATGGCCGACAAGGCCCGCAAGGCACTGCAAATCTCTCATGAGGCGGAAGCCAAAGCCCGCAAAGTCTATCCATGGGTGTTTGATCCCAAGGCCAAGAACAACGGCGTGGTGCTCGATCTCGTGCAGGAAACCCCGGCGCTGAATGCGCTCCCGAACAAAGCCCTGCTGCTTGGCCGTCTGGCCATCGGCAAGATGGTGGAGAGCGGGAAATACTACCTCGTGCCTTACGGGACCAAGAAGCCCAAGGCGCAGGAAGCGGAGGAACGTCGTCCCACTGTCTCGGCCGCACCGTCTGCCGCGCGCCGCAGCGCCCCACCGGCGCGGACCAAGGAAAGCGTGATCGATCGCCTCAACCGCGGGGACAGCCAGGCGGCTGAAGAGGCCGCGCTGGAACTGCTCAATGGCCATCCCGGCCTGTGAGCTCACTCACCCTCCAAACCCATTCCTGAAAGGACAATACAATGCCTCAAACCTTTGAACGCTCTCAAGTCGGCAAGCGCGAATCGCTTTCCGATGTCATCGCCGTGGCCGATGCCAAGAAGACGCCCCTCTTTGCCACCATCCGCAAGGGCAGCGATCCTGCCAACAGCCTGTTTTCGTGGCAGGCCGACGCCTACGCCACGCCGCAATCCGGCGCGATCGTGGACGGCTCCGACGTGAGCACCACCGAAGACGCCGCCGAAAACCGCCGCCTGCTCTCCAACTACACGGAAGAGTTCCGCCGCACGCCCAAAGTCAGCAAACGCTCGGAGCTTTCCGACGTGGCTGGCATCGGCATGAAGAAGGAGATGGCCAAGGCCATCGTGAAGAAGCAGTTCGAGATCAAGCGCGACATCGAAGTCGCCTGGAGCTCCGACAACGTGGCGCAGGCCGACAACGGAACCGTGGGCTATCGCGGCCACGGCCTCGGAAGCTGGATCAAAGCCACGGCGCAGACCGTGCTCCCGGTGGACAGCCTGTTCCTGACGCCTTCCGCCAGCATCGACACCACCGCGATGGCTTCTCTCACCACCGCTTTGGCGAATGGGGTGATGGAAAGCCAGTATGGCGTCGTCGGTGCGGAGATGAGCTACATGCTCCTGTGCGGCACCAGCCTGAAAAAGCAGTTCACCAAGATGGTGGGCTATCAGCCCGACGTGGCCAGCAACACCGCCATCAAGCGCACCTCCCGTGGCGATGAGGGCAAGTGGATCGACAACATCCAGGTGTTCACCGGCGATTTCGGCACCTACGAGCTCGTGCTCAGCAACTGGCTCGGCTGGAACTACTCCACCAGCGCCAACAGCACCTATCGCGGTTACGCCCTCGACATGGACATGCTCGAGTGCCGCTGGCAGCAGCCGGTGAAGTATGACCCGCTCCCGGATCTCGGCGGCGGTCCTCGTGGCGTGATCAGCGCCATCGTCGGCCTGTGCGTCAAGAACCCGAAGGGCCTCGGCAAATTCGCGGCTACCTCGTAAGCCGCGCCTCCCATCTCCGGCGGCAGGTGATGAGCCTGCCGCCGGGGAATCCCCTCACCCAAACCCATTTCACACCCTCTTTTGAAAGGACACCATCATGGCTGACCAAACAGTTACCCTCGCCACGGCGACCAGCGCCACGCGCAACACCAAGCTCGAACAACTCTCCGCCGAACAGATGGCGCACACCGGTTTCACCCACTGGTTCCGCGTGCCGTTCGACGTGCTCAACAACAGCTCCTGGACCACGCAGGGCGATACCGTGACCGTGACTCTCGGCACGACTCCCGCCCGCTACATCGTGGACCGCTGCGCCATCGACATCAGCACCGTGTTTGCCAACACGGGCACGCTGACCGTGAGCCTCGGCACCAGCGCCAACACCGCGCTGCTCATCGCGGCCACCACGGCCAAGACGGCCGGCATCATCAACGGCACCGCCGCTCCGGCTGCTGCCTGTGCGGGAACCAGTGCTGCCACGTTGCAGTGCCGATTCACCACGCAGTCCGCCACCGGTGCCCCGGCGGACATCACCGGCGGCGTTTGCGACATCTTCGTGCGCATCATCGACATCAGCGACTTGTCCTAAGACGGGCCGCTGATCTGAGCGCACTCACCCGCTTGCCTGGAGACGGGCACGACACACCTCGGGCGGTTCTGGTCACTCTTCATGGTTGACCGGGGCCGTTCGAGGGTGCGGCGGGAGCTTCATGCCTTTTCACCTTTCATGCACACCGAAGCCCAGACTGAGACGTTTCTCGATTCCATCGCGCAAGCAGGCGGCCACGAGCTGCTGAAGGCGGTGGAGGACGAGTTTCGCATGGGCTGGGAGATGGAGAAAGTGATGGTGGAGATGGAGCGCAACCGCATGGCGGAAGCCTGCACCCGGCTGGAAAGCGCTGCGGTGGATGGGCTGGGCCGCGTGGAGATGGACATCCCGGCCGCGAGTTATTATTACTGGATTCACGAGGGCCGGAAACGTGGCGAAAAGCACATTTGGCGGCACAAGGAATTCCGTGAGGACTTCCGCAAGAAGAACCCGCAGTTTGCGGTGAAGTATCGCAGCGCCAAGCCGCGCAGCGGATGGACGCCCGAGATGATCACCCAGCGGGCAGGAGTGCCCGCGCTCCCTTCTGCTGGTATCGTGGCCGGCAGCAAATACGGATTGGGGGTGGCGGCATGAGGGGCCTCGCATTCAAGACGCTGCGCGATGGCATCCTGGACGATCTGGGCCGCACGGGCGACACGAGCACCACGATCCTCACGCAGATCACCACAGCGCTCAATCAGGCGCTGGACATCGCTTATCCGTGGATGACGAGCGGCTGGCCGGAGCTGCGCAAGGCGACGAGTGAAACGGTGACGAGCCAGGTGATCGATCTGGACACTGTGGGCAGTGGTTACTGGGGCGTGAGCCGCGTGATCCAAGTCACGCGCAATCATCCGCACACCGATGATCAGCCGCGCCCGGTGGAGTTCACCATCACGGGCAGCGGCATCGTGGTGCGTGGCGATGATTTGCCGAGCACGCTTTACGTGGAGCACATCGAGGCTCCGCCGGTGTTTGCGAACACGCTGTGGGCCACGGCGACGCCTTATGCGGTGGGCGATGTGGTGCTGCAAACGAACGATGCCTACTACTGCGCCACCGCACACACCAGCGGCACGTTTTCCACGGATCTGGCCGCCTCGAAATGGGCGGTGCTAAAGGTGCCCGCCTTTCTTCACATCCCCCTGCGCACGGCTGTGACGGCCTACGTGCGCGGCACGGGTGCCCAAGACCAAACCAAACAACAACTGCTGACGCTGGTGGAACGCCAGCTCGAAGCCGTGGCGCTGCGCTACGAAAACCATTCTTAACTATGAATACCGTCCAAACCACTCCCCTGCAAAGCGCTGCCGCGCCGTCCAATTCGACGGTGGGCACCAGCAATGCCACTGTTTTCACCCTGTCCCGCAATGAAGTGGGCTTCATCCAAAATCTGGATGATGCCGCGCTGGCGGTGAAGCTGGGTGCCAGCGCCAGCACCTCCGATTTCTCCATGATCCTGCAAGCGGGCTCCGCGGCGGATGATGGCAAGGGCGGCTTTACCTACATCACGGATTATACCGGCGCGGTGAGCGTGTGCGCGATGAGCGGCACGGCGCGCTACATCGCGTGGAAGCGCGCGCTTGGCTGATCTTTTCACCCCTTCCCTGCCCTGCTCATGAATCTCCTGC